TGCGTGCCGTCACATTGAAGATGACACTGAACTCCTCCGGCGTGCCGTAGGTGCTGGCCCGGATCACCGTCACGGTGAGCGGGAACGTGCTGCCGAACTTGACCCCCGTGCCCGCGTCGAGCACGAGCGAGCCCGATCCGGCCGTGTAGGGTGCCGCCAGACACGTCGACACGTTGTTCGGATGTGGCCGGAAGATGGTCATCAAGCGACGAGCCCCCCGCCCCGGCCCGCCAGGTGCATCGCCCCGCCGCCAGGCGCGTCGGCATGCTGCGCCGCGCCGGCGTCAGGGTGGGAAGTCGTTGTACCGCCAGGAAAACCGACCGTCAGCCCCCGCAGGAGTGCACCAGCACCCGCCGTGGTGTTGGTCGAAAAGTCATAGCCGGCGGCATTCGTGAACGGGTCGCCCGAAAGCGTCCCGCACCCCACGAACTGATCAGGTCCATACCTCGTCGTATCAAAATCGGCTACCGTGTTATTGCCCGCAAAACAGCGGGTCAAGATCGTGTAGTTGTTCGCACCGGTAGAGCGGAAGCCATACCCCGTGTTTCCGTAGGCAATGCAGCGGTCATACTGGGTCTCGCTGCCGGTGAGAAACCCGTGCGCATTGACGCCACTGGCACTCCCATAAGCGACACAACCCTGGACCGTTCCGCCCCCGTTGAAAGCGTTGCCGCTGCCCGTTGCACCGTACGAGACACAGTCGATGAAGCTGGTCCCCGTGCCCGAATTGGCCAGGAAAACGGTCGACGACGAGCCGGCGGTGGAACATGCCTTGGCGATGCAGCGCACGGCATTGGAGGCGCTCACCAGGAGCAGCGTCACCTGGGTCGAGCCGCACGAGATGAACTCGCAATCCATGACCGTGCAACCGCCGCCCGTCTGGATGGCGATCTGGTTCATCGCGGTGAACCGGCAGTTGCGCACCAGGCAGTTGCCGCCGAGCTGGATTCCCGTGATGCCGGTCTGAGGAGTCGGATTAACGAAATCGAGATTGTAGATATTCTGAGTGCTATTGAAATAACACATCAGTAATGCATTATTTACCGGCTTGAAGATGGGCCGGTTGGCATCCGTGTTGTTCACCGTGCGCGTGGCGTCGTAGCCGACCACGTAGAGGCCGGTGCCGTTGGTGTGGACGGTGCCGCCGGACACGTTCTGCCCGGCACTGCTGAACGTGTAAGCGGTTGCCGAATATTTCACGTAAATGGTGTTGTCGTTGGCCGCGATGTTGCAAATCGTTGCCAGCGTGTCCGAGGCACCGCCCATGTTGCCCGTGGCGTTGGTCGTCGTGCCGGACGTGACGACGTTCCGATCAACGGTCCAGGTCGTACTCGTGATGCCCGTGATCTCGTACCAGCCGACCGTCACGTTAGTGCCCGTGAGCATGTGGACGACGTTCCCCACGTCGGCCCCGGTCGGGGTGTAGCCGGCCGTGAATGTGATGACGTTGGTGGTGATCGAGGTCGTGATCGTCGAGTTATCGATCGCCACGGTTGGCGAAGTCGAAAGCGTCCGATCCACGCCCGGCGGCTGCGTGCCCGTAGTCGGCGGGGTGGTCGTGACGACCCGGTTGGAGCCGATCGCCAGCGCCGTGCCCTGCGGGAAGTAAGGCCCGCCGCTCGTCGTCGCCACGTACAGGTTCCAGGTCGCCCCGTTGCCCGGATCGGTCGGATGGGTCACGGTAAAACTGGAGGTCGTACCGCTCAGCGTCACCGACTGCTGCGGGCTGATCTCGGTCTCGCCGCGTACACCGGGAGTATACGTGATCACACAATAGTAGGTGCCCGCCGCGACCGTGCCGCCCGAGCCGCTGCCCGTGACGGCAGGAATCGCGGGCGCAGCCTGGAATGGGTTGTGGCGGAAGGCCCCGCCGTTGTTTGCGGAGCCAGCCTGCCGGACTTCCCAGATGAGGCTTGCGTTCAGTGCCATCAGGGACTCGTGAGCTTGACGTCCACCGTGGCATCACCGGCCAAGGCCGCCGAGGCGGCGATGCCCAGGATCGCCTCGGAATAGGACAGCGTGCCCGTCGCCGTGTTGGTCCCCGCGTCATAGTAAACGATCGCGAACTGGGCGATGGCCTCGCCGGCGAACTTGTTGCACCTGTAGGTGGGCGAGTCCCAGGCATCGAGTTCGCCCAGGTCCCCCGCCGCGATGTCACGAATCGCTATGGCACCGAACGTGCCGCAGTCGACGATGTCGCCGGCCGACACCGCCGCGACCGGGATGTAAGGGATCGTCGTGCCGGTCTTGAGCAGATGAGCAATCATCGGAAAACCTCCTTTGGGTAACGAATCAACGCAACTTCACATCCTCAAGATCCAGCTGAACGCACTGCTGCCCTGTATTCGAACTTTCTGACCCCCAAATCGAAATACCCCCGGAATTGCACGCCCAGGGTGTTGAAGTCAGCATCTGCTGATTCGACGATGGGTTCCTGGCGGCCGTTGAGGAAAGCAATCTGGATCAGGGGCAGGTCCATCGGGTCGGCGACCAGGAACCAGGCCGTGGTCGAGTTGCCGGTGATGGTCGGGTCCGACAGATACCGCGACATGACGGTGCGGTATTTGTTGGCCCACACGTTGCGGTTGGGCACCTTGGTCTCGGTCGAGGAGCCGCCCGTGTTGATGATGAGCGAGGTCATCAGCTCATTGGCCGCGATCTCCAGCTCGGGAGGCACGAGCAGGATGCGGGGATCGACGCCCAGGGGGTCGCCGTTGGGGTCGGTCTGTTTCAAGAACTTGAGCTGCGCCGCCTTGAGCCCGTCCGAGGTGAGCGCCGAGCCGGCACCCGTGGACACGTTGCCGTGTGCTGATGTGTAAAACGTGTTCAGGTTGGCCAGGAACTCGATCCAGAACGTCTTGTTCAGGCCGAGCGCCGCCCCCCTGCCCAGCCGCATGGGGATCTGAGAAAGCGCGCTCAGGTCGTCATTGATTATATCGGCACGCGTGATTGCAAACATTTTACCGTACGTGTCCACCTTGTTGGTGTACGCGAGTTCGGAAGCTGTCGCGTGCTCCAGCTCACCGGCGTTGCCGACCTTGGCGAACATCGCATCCATCAAGAAGTTGTAACTATAGAATTGCTTGAAGTCGCGTGCGTTGCCGATGGCGGCGACCTCCCGCCAGGAGCTTTCGACGGCCATATAGCCCTGCATCAGGAACTTATTGGCCACGTTAGACATGATGCCGGGGAGCGAGAGCGTGGAGATGCCCTCGGCCCGGATCTCACGCTGGCCACGGGGCGGGAAAGCGGCTTCCAGCAACTCCCGGTGGTTGTTCGTGGAGAAGCCGTTGAAGCCGTTCTCACGCGCGGCCAAGAGCAGGAGGTCGCGGAGGCCCATGCCGTGGGGGAACTGATCATCCGAGGCGTTCAACGTCTCCTCATCGTAGGCTTTCTCCAGCTCCTTGAGCCCGCAGGCGCGGGCCACGGTGGCCTCGATCAGCTTGGAGGCGAGCTTGCGGCCGCCGCGTACGAGGGTGGCCCCATGGCCCCGCGCCCGCTCCAATCTCATGACCTGCACCTCGACCTCCTGGAAGCTCGACTTGTTTTCGAGCGCCACCTCGCCCAGCCGCTTGAGCGCGGGGATGAGCGCCGGGCGGTCGGCCATGGCCGAATCGAGGAATGCCATGATCTTGTTCTGTCGATCGATCTCGCCCTGGTGGCGGGCGACGATCGAATCGAGCGATTCGGGGGTCTTCGGGCCTTCGTTGGAAGCCTTCAACTCCTCGTCGTAGAGCGACTGAAAGTAGGTCCGCTGCACGTCCGAGAGGGCCTTGGGGTCGAAACCCTTGGCCTCAAGCCACTTTTCGAACATCGTGGGTTCTCCTTCGGGAGAAGTGCCAAGGGAACTCGACGCCGCCACGCTGGCGGTAGTCTGACTATCAGCCCCGATCGCAACGAACGAGGTTTCGAAGAGCCTGCTTTCGCGGGCTATGAGGAGCGGGCCGCTGACCTCGCGGCCGTTGACGACGGCTTTCTCGCCGGTCTTGAGGAATTCCTGCCGCACGATGCTGGCCCCGATGGAAGCTTGCCACTCGAAGCCGTTCCTGGCGTGCGTGATGACTGACGTGGAGCTGGCATCCTCGCCGGTGATCGAGCCGGTGAGGTCCACGCCCGAGGCGTCGATGGTGATGGAATCCGTCTGGCCGATGATTTGTGCTGAATCGTGGTCGAGCAGGATCGGCAGTTTCTCCCGCGCCGCCTTCAGGCCCGACAGCTCGACGACGACCGGAGAGTAGAAGCCGGCGGCGTTCATCACCGCGCCGGTGTAGGCCTTGATGGCGAACGTGGGCCGTTTGGGCGCGCCCTCGGCGTTCTTGGCTTCAAGGTCGAGGACGGCGGCTGCCGTGAACGCCAGGCGATCCGGCGTAGCCGTTGGAACGGCCGTTGCTCGGAGTGGGATCGGTCTCATCGATCAGGTCTCCCTCTGGAGTCGTTTGAGTCCCCCCCGGCACCGCCGCCGGTGCCGGCTTGCCGTACGGGCTGGGCTGGCCCATGGCCGCGAAGTCGGCCACGTCGCGGGCGATCTCGGCGAGCCGCGCGTCGCGGTCCACGCCGTCACGGGCGCACATTTCCGAGAACGTGGTGCCGTAGTTTTCGAGGTCGATCTGCTCGGCCTTGGCCTCCTTGAACGGGTCGATCATCTCCATCGCCGGCCAGAGCCAGCGGTGCAGCCACTCGTCCGAACGGGTGGTGATGCGGGGGATCAACTCGATCGCGACCGCCTCGGCGAGCCACGCACGCAGGATCGGATTAAGACATGTTCTTTCCATGCGACAGCGGTCCACGCTGATCGACCGGTGGAACCGCTGGAGCCCCAGCCGGCCCGAGGAGTAATTGACGTTCGAGTAGTCGCCGGACGCAATTTCATATGTTGTGCTATGCCCGGTTTCCAGCTCGGTGAGGCAGGTGCGGACGAATTCGGGGTGTCCGGTGGCCGGCTGCTCGGCCTTGAGCTGGGCCATCTTCCAGCCGGCCGGGACGGTGGTGAGCATCCTCCTGTCGATCGGGATTTTTTCCCAGTCGGGCGGGTAGTTCATGCCCTCGTCGGGAGGCAGCTCGGTGTAGAGCATGGCCGCGAAGCTCGCCGCCGTCTCGGCCGCCGCGATGGTGGCCTGTCGATAGCGCCTGAGATCCGCGAACAGCCCCAGGGATTGCGTGAATTCGGGGATTCCCCGGTACTGCCCCGGCCGCGTGGCGCGGAACCAGTGGACCACGAGCTTTGCAGGCACGCGCTCAAATTTGAACAATCCCCGATAGTTGAACAGGTCGCCGGGATGCTCGTAGAGGAGGTGGTAGAAGGCCGGCTTGCGGCGCTGGTTGAGCTCGATTCCATCCACCTGGAGGGGGTCGAGCGGATAAAAATACGGCGTGGCGATCTGCTCGGCCTCGTACATGGTGAGGTCGAGCGTGACGGGCTCCAGGTCGGGGTCGTCTTCGAGGAAGAGGAAGCCCTCGCCATCCACCGCCCGCACCCGCCGCATGAGCCAGCACTTGTCGGCCAGGCAGACCGCCTCGGCCCACTGGGAAAATTCGCCCTCGATGAGGGAGTTCAGCTCCTGGTCTTCGGTCAAGAGCTGGAGCTTGGGACCGTCGCCGATCATGAAATCGGCCAGGGCGTCGGCCACGCCACCGGCCCAGGAGTTGTTGGCGACCTCGTAGCGGACGCGGTCGCGCAGGTGCTGCCGCACCTGGGCCGAGTTGGCGCTCCGGGCCGACAGGTTGTCGGCCTCGGAGTAGTGGCGGATCGTCTCCTCTGAAATCTGGGCGGCATCATAGGTCGATTGGAGATTTCGTTGGCTGGCCGCCTCGGTGCGCACGCTGCCCCCGGACGCTTGACGCCGGATCGGCTGGCCACGGTGGTCCAGGATCACCGCCGCCACGGATTCCAGCCGCCCGTGGGAGAGCCGCCCAGGGGATACCACCAGCCCCGCTGCACGGTGCCGCCGGGGAGGAGCTGGGCGAACCGCAGGCCGCTGGTGCGGTTGGTCTGCTGGGACGCCTCGATCTGCGAGAGGTACTTGTGCGCCGCGATCACGTCGGCGAGCGAAAACTGCTTGACGGTGCCGGCGTCGGTGGAGACGCTCTCGGGACCGGAGGCGGCGTTCTGGAGCACTTCCAGGATCGATTCGGAGTCGATGGTCGAATCAGGCATGTGCGGGCTTCTCCTTGCGTATCGTCGCCTTGAGGGTCCTGTATTTCTCTCCCACCGGCATGGTTTGCCATTCCTCGGCGAGACAATAGACCTGCTCAACATCGAAAGCCGCAGGCCATTCGTTAATCGGCATATCAAACACGGCTTTCATGAGATGAGCCTTGTTCCGGTCGCTGGGATCGGCGACGAACTTTCGAGCCATGGCGAGGAGGCCGGGTTTTTCAGGCATGTGCGTTCCCCCACTTCTGGGCATAGGCTTCGGCGAACGATTTCCGCTGATTGCTGGTGAGCTTGGGCTTCTGCGGCCTGTTCTCGGCCAGGGTCACGCCCTGGATCGACCCGGCCACACACGCCCCGGTCAAGCAGTCGAGGAAATGGTTGTCGGGGCGGTCGGGACGGAGCTTGAACTCATCGACCTCCCTGCCTCGGCCCTGGGTCCGCACGCAGTACTCGGCGACGATGTGATCGGCGAAGCAGCGATGCTCCTAGGGCCGGTCGCCCCAGAGGGACAGGCAGCCGCGATCCCCCAGCGCGACGGCCAGGCGGGAATGCACGAACGCCTTCCAGTAATTCGTATCGAAAAGGAGCTTCCTGGCCCCGCGAATCTCCTTGACCGGCGTGATCCGCCAGTTGAGACCGATCTTGTCGCCCTGGTTCTTCTTGTACTCGCTCAGGGGCTGCGAGCCGGCCCCGATGCCCATCCCCCGGCTGGGATAGAGGGAGAGGGCGTGCGGCGAATGACGGCAGAATTCGTGGACCAGATCGGTCGTGGCCCCCCATGCTGCATCAATCAAACACCTGTTAATTTTTGCCTTGACGCCATCCTCCCGCTCCCACTGGCGGGCAAACAGCAGATCGGTGAGCAGCGCGAGCCCGCCGCGCACCTGTCCCTCCATGCCGGCGTTCTTGACCACGCTCTCCAGTCGGATCGAGGCATTGCGGAGCGTGTAGTAGCCCGTCTTCTGTTCCGGGAAGCTGTTGTAATCGATCACATAGCCGGTGAAATCGTCCTCCCACGCCGTCACGCAGTAGTAGAGCAGAGTCGCCTGCACGTCGATGAACGCCGTGATGTGATTGCAGTTCAGGGGCACCAGGCCCCTCGCATATCCGTTGACCTTGCCGGCGACCTGATCGGCCGTCAAAGCGTCGGACTGGATCCCCAGGATCGGCTGTGGTTCGTTCTGATACTCGGCGAAGAAGGCCGCCTCGTTGAAGAGGCGGATATTCATCGCATGCTGCACCGGGCCAAGCTCATCCTGGTAGTAACGCGCCGGCCAGGCGACCACGGCCCCCTCGTCCATCGCAGCCCGGTTGGCGCGGTAGTATTCCGTCGCTCCCTGCGTGCCCCGGTCAGTTTCCATGTCCTCGGCGCGAATGCGGCGATATTCCTCCCACAGCTTGTCCGCTTTGGGGAAGGCGTAGAGCATCTTGGCCTTCTGGCCGCTCCATTCCGGGTTCCGCTTGCGGTCGAGCATCAGGTCGGCCATGTCGTCCTTGCGGATCACCGTCATCGTCATCAGCGCCGCGATCCGCTTGCCCGGCCCCGCCATGCCCAGCACATCGCCCTTGATGATCGCCTCGCGGGTCGCCGACTGAGACGGGCTCATGCCGCTCTCGCGGGTCTGCGGATCGTCCAGGAGCACCAGCTCGGGCCGGATGATCTCGCCCGTGGCCAGCGTGCTCGACTGGCCTCGGAGCGAGCCGGTGAGGCCCGCCACGCTGATCGTCGAGCCGCTCACATTCACGCCGTCGCACGCCGAATCGGGCATCGTGGGCAGCGTCAAGCGGTCGCTCCCCCAGCCGATCCGCGTCTGCTGGCCGTCGAAGAGCTGGCCGATCGCCTTGCGGCCGTTGTTCTCCAGCCGGACGAGCGGATAGCACACCTGGCGGAAGTCGCGGATGAGCGCCTCGTTGTAGGTGAGTTCGACCTTGAAATGGTCCAGCAGCTTCTCGGCGAGCCCCTCGGTGGCCGCCACCAGGCAGACGAACCGCCGGTGCCCGTACAAGAGCGCCCAGATCGCTCCCCGGACACAGATCGTGGTCTTTCCTGACCCGCGAGGCATGGCGAGGGCGAACAGCCCGCCGCCCAGCACGATCTCCTGCATCCGCGCGATCGCCTTCAGGTGGTCGTCGCTCCAGGCGAGGTTGAACGCGGTCGGGAAATACCACTCGCAGAAGAGCCGGAAGTCGCGCTCGCAGGCTTTTCGCGCGTCCAGGTCGCCCGGTGGCGGGTAATCAAGGGCAATATCGCGATCCCGGCGGCTGATCTGGGCCGCGCGGGCGTTGCTGGCCTCGCGTTCATCATCAAGGGTCAGCCGAGGCAAATGTCAATCCACGCAATCGGGCAAGCAAAAATCAAAAAAAGAGGGAGGG